CTTCAGGTAATAACAACGTGTCAGTAGGTTATGGCACTATGGATGCCAATACTACTGGTAGTAGTAATGTTGCTATAGGAAGGTCGGTTTTAACAGCAAATACTACAGCCTCAAATAACACAGGGGTAGGTTATTATGCTTTAGTAACTAACACAACAGGAGCTGGAAATGTAGCTATTGGAAAACAAGCCTTAGAAGCTAATACTACTGCTGCCAACAATGTAGCAATAGGATATGGCGCTGTAATGACTAATACTACTGGTCATTCTAATGTAGGCGTTGGTACTGATGCTTTAACATATAACACTACAGCTCACTATAACACAGCAATTGGTAGCAGCTCTCTGTTAAGAAACACTACAGGTACAGAAAATGTAGGACTTGGATTTAATGCTTTAAATGCCAATACAACTGCTAGTTATAACATTGCATTAGGCTCACAATGTATGGCAATAAATACCACAGGACATAGTAATACTGCTGCTGGTAACTCTGCTTTGTATGCTAACACTACAGGTTCTTATAATATTGCTTTTGGTAGAAGTTCTTTAGGTGCTAATACTACAGCAGATGACAACACAGCAATTGGTTATGCAGCTATGACAGCTAACACTTCAGGCGGTGCTAATGTAGCTGTAGGTGCATTAGCTTTACAAACTAACACAACAGCAGCTAACAACACAGCAGTAGGTTATGCTGCACTTAAATTAAATACAACTGGAGCAGGAAACACAAGTATTGGTCGAACTGCAATGCACGCTAATACTACAGGAGCTAATAATACTTCGGTTGGGTATCTAGCTTTATACGCTAACACCACAGGCGTTCAAAATGTAGCTGTTGGTGAATCAGCTTTAGCAGCTAGTACTACAGCTGGATATAACACAGCAATAGGTAGTGGTGCTTTAGCTTCTAACACTACAGGTGATGATGATGTAGCAGCTGGTAGAGGTGCTTTACTATTAAATACTACAGGTTCTAGTAATGTTGCAGTTGGTAAAAATGCTTCAAAAGCTAACACTACAGGTAGTTACAATACTGTAATTGGTAAAGAAGCTGGGGAGGCAATAACAGTAGGAGGTTCAAACACACTTGTTGGCTACCGAGCTGGTAGGTCTCTTACTGGAGGTGGTGCTGGATCAGTTAATAATGTTTTGATAGGAAACGGAGCTGGATATGACACAACAGCTTATACGGGTGGTCGTTGGAATGTTATTATTGGAGATTTTTCTTATGGTAGTGGGGGCAATGCAGAAGCAGAAATTGTTATTGGTTACAATGTTGCTAGTGGTGCAGAAAACAGGTTTACTTTTGGAAAAGGTAGTACTGATTCGGCAATTAACTTTGGTGCTACATCAATTACAGCGCCTTCTGATGAACGATTAAAAGAAGATATTAATGATGATGTTGCTGGACTGGGATTTATAAATGATTTAAGACCAGTTACTTACAAGTGGAGACAAGAAAAAGACATACCTTCAGAAATGAACGCTTATGTTGAAGGCTCTACTGAAAGATACAACAACAATAAAACAAATCACGGATTTATAGCACAAGAAGTAAAATCTGTTATAGATAATCATCCTGAATTAAAAGATGGTTTTGATATGTGGGATATAGATACTACAGACGGAAGGCAAAGAGTAGCAGAAGGCTCTTTAGTTCCTATGTTAGTAAAAGCAATACAAGAACTCTCAGCTAAAGTAACCGCATTAGAAAACGAATAATGGCACTTAAAATAGTATTACTTATATCGTTTTTAATTATGGCAGGATGTACAGTTTTTCCTAGTACAACTTCTGTAAGCGTTACTTCAAAAGCAACAGAGGGAGCAGTTCCTACTGTTAAAGCACAACAAAACTTTAAATGGAGCAAGAAAAAATGAATGGAATGAAAATGCCTCTAGCTTTAATACTTGCTATAGCTGTGCAAGCAGGTGGTATGCTTTGGTATGTCAGTAAGATAGACAGCAAAGTAGAAATAATGTATAGTAAATACCAAGAGTCAAATCAACAAGAAGTTATAAAAAATCAAATAATGATGCAAATTGATTTAGCTAATGTAGTAGAGGGTATGGAAGTTGGTCATACTCAGATTGAAGAATTAACACAAATGGTTGAAGAACTAAGAAACAAAACTCAACAGTTAATTAAAGCTAAAAACAATCAAGGTAAAGCCATTAAGAAACTTAAACAACAAATTAAAAACAAACAAGATAATAAAAAGAAAAAGAAGAAAAAGAAACAGGATAATAAAGTAGGATGAGTAAAGTAACTATTTCTTTAATTGTCTTTGTATTGTCTCTTTTTACAGTTGGAGTTATACTTGGTGTAAAAGCTGTAATGTGTACACCACCGTGTATCTAAGTGACAGAAGCACAAGTAAGCACAATGCGGTGGAGATGGACCGCTTTAGTAATCTATCTTTTAATATGTTTTTACGATTTTTTGTTTGTCCCTGTTTGGTATGGAATTAATAGACCAGACATTAGTGCTTTTATGGAAGTTATAAATGCTACAAGTGAGCCAATGGTTCAGATGGAATTAATGAAAAAGCTAACGGGTCAACACAGTCCGTTTACTTTGATGGGCGGTGGATTGTTTCACTTAGCTTTTGGGGCTATCTTAACAGGTAGTGCAGTTGGTTTAGATAAATAGGAGATATAGTATGAAAAAAGCAAAAGGCAGAGGCGGCAAAGGTCGTGGTGGAAAAGCACCTAGATACTAAAATGAAAGGTGTTAAACATTATAAAAGAGATGGTACTGAACATACAGGTAGTTCTCACAAAATGCCTAATGGCACTTTACATACAAACTTAAAACACAGTAAAACAAGTGTTAAGTTATTTCACCTTAAAGATTTAAGTAAGGCAGCACAGAATAAAGTTAGGAGCTCTTAATGTTAGATTATGAAGTTAGAGTTTCAAGATTGGAAACTATAAGTGATAAACAAGATTTTCAAATAGCTAAATTATTTAGTGAAGTTAATGATACTAATAAATGCATACAGAAAATAAACAATTCTTTAATGCAGATTAAATGGGGAATATACGGAGCATTTGCTTGGTACATTATTACACACATAGGAATTTTAGAGGCAATTAAATTAGTATGATAGGATTTATAACAAACATAGCACCAATGGAATATTACTTACTATTGTTGAGTCTATCGTGATAGGGTTTATAACAAACATAGCACCCATACTTTTAGGTTTTGTTGCAAAGTTATTTGCTTTAAAAAGCCAAGCTGCAGCAGAAAATCAAAAGTTAATGATACAGAATCTACAGGTAAGGAATGATTCTATCAATCAAGCTAGAGACAGAGCAGATAAAGAGAGCCCTATGGCTGCACTTAACAGAAGAGTAATTATCTTTGTCATATTAGCTCTTATTATATTTACACAAGTAGCACCAGTATGGTTTGATGTGCCTACAGTTATACCAACAATAATAGAAGGTTTTAGTATTCTTGGTTTTCAAATTACACCTGATGTAGTAGACTACGTTACAATACAAGCAGGTTCAGTATTAAAAATGGACGAAATCTTTGGATGGGCTACAATGATTATAGAGTTTTACTTTGGTGCTCAATTAGCTAAGGGGAAATAAATGACATATAGAGAAGTTATTAATAGTGTTTTAAGAAGATTAAGAGAAGACACTATAGATTCAGACTGGTCAGGAAACTTATATGACTCTGTGTCTGTATCGGACTATCAGAAATTAATAGGTGAATTAGTTAATGATTCTAAAAAGAATGTAGAGTCGTATCACGACTGGAACGCTCTAAGAGAAACATTTAACATTAAAACAGCCGCAGATAATATGCAGTACACTTTAGGTGATGCTACAAGAGGTGCGGGTGTAACTTTTAAAGTATTAGATGTTATATGTCAAAATACAGGACAAGTATTAGAGCAAGTACCTAATGACTGGATCAACGAACAAGTATTTCCTTTAACAAACAAAGTTAGTGGTCTTCCTACTTATTATGCCTTTAATGGTATCTCTCAAGCAAGCACAGATCGAGAACCTGATTTTAATATTGATTTATATCCTGTTCCTATTTCTGAGCAGATTATATCCGTAAACATAGTAGGAGCTCAAAAAGAATTAAAAACAGCAGCACAGGTACTTAGAGTGCCTTCACAAGCAGTAATCTTAGGTGCTTGGGCTCGTGCAATATCAGAACGTGGTGAAGATGGAGGAAGTCTATCAAGTGCTGTTGCAGCAGAAGCTAGAGACTCTTTAAACATTGCAGTACAACTAGACGCTGGTAATATGATTTATGAACAAGACTGGGTGGTTGTCTAAATGGCACTAGAAGCCCAACAAATACAAGCTGCATCTTTAGACACTATTGGTGTCAACGGATTAGACACGCAAACAGCTGCAACATCATTAGGCCCTAACTGGTTTATTAAAGCAGATAATATTGTTTATACAGAAGGTGGTAAAGTAGCTTTTCGTAAGGGTTTAAAACAAGGTACATTAAATGGTGGTGCTAAAATAGGCTCTATGGTAGAACATACTGTTGGGTCAGCTAAAAAAATATTTGGTGGTGTAGGTAGTAATATTTACGAAATTGATTTAAGCGATAAAGATGATTCTTGGACCAATGCTTTTGCTACTGGTGCATCTAGTTCAAATTGGCAATTTAGAAACTTTAATGATGATTTATTAGCAGCGCAAGCTAGTTCAGATTGTTTAATTTATAAAACCGCTACTGGTTGGGCTAAAATAAAAGATGTTACAGGTTATTCAGCTCCTCCCG